AAAACTTATTTAGACGAAACGACACTTGATGAAAATTATTGTGTTGATATTATGACGTCAAATGAAATTGATTTTAACAATCAAGTCTTTCCAAATAATTCGATTCATAAATTTAACGGACAATAAAATGAAAACATTACTTGGAAATTTTGCAACATATTTCACAACAACATTAACCGCGTTTTTTATGCCTATATCGTGGGCGATTACTTCGGTTTTATGTGTTGTCTTTATAGATACATTAACCGGAATAATATCCGCCGGTAAAAAAGGAATAAAAGAAATCAAATCGCGTAAACTTGGAAACGTAATTTCAAAAATTATTTATTATATATCGGCGATTATTCTTTGTCGAATAGCGGAATTATTTATCGATGATTCAATTCCATTTGTCAAAATGGCGTTGGTTTCCGTTATGATAATTGAAATAAAATCAATCGATGAAAACTTTCGATCAACTTTTAAATTTAGTTTTATTGATACATTGTTGACAAGTTTCAAGAAATTAAACAGAAAATAAAAAGAATAAATATAAAAAGTAAGTATTTTTAAAACGCTTATTTTTCATAGTAGTATTTTTAAATCCGGTGTGATGTTGTTTGGAGGATTGCGCCGGATTTTTTTATTTGTATGAATGGATAAATTTCTTTACATATTGGACGCGGGACACGGCGGAATTAATCCGTCAACCGGTCAATATGTGACGCCTGGAAAACGATCACCATATTTTGAAGATGGTTCAATTCTATACGAAGGCGTTCAAAATAGAATCAAAGTCAAAAAGATAATTTCATTAATGAAGGAATATGAACTTCGTTGTGTTGATATTGTTGATAGTTGGAAAGATGTTTCATTGAAAGAACGTGTTTCAAGGGCAAACGAACTGCATAAAAAAAATAAATGTATTTATTTATCAATTCATTCAAACGCATATGGTCGCGGATGGACATCGCCGAAAGGAATTTCAACACACGTTTTCGGATCTTCAAAATTATCCAATAAATATGGAAAGATTTTTCACGATGAATTGATTTGCAATTTTGAAAACGAAACAAAAAATCGAAGATTAAAACATTCAAATTTTTATGTTTTAAGAAAAACAAAGATGCCGTCAATTCTTTTTGAAATTGGTTTTCATTCTAATAAAGAAGAAGCGAAAAAAATAATGTCAAACAAATGGATCGATCTTGTTGCGAAATCAATTGTCGATTCGTGTCTAATAATTGAATAAAATGTATAAAGACAAAAAAGAAAAAGACAAAAAGAAAAAGTCAAAACCAAAAAAAAAGAAAAAACCAACAACGAAAAAAAAATATAAATGAAATATCTTTTTTTAATATTATTAATTTTTTCTTGTTCCGCGCCGTATCATATTAAACGCGCAATCAAAAAAGATCCAAATATAATCACCGAAAAAGTTGACACAATTAAATTCACATTTAATAAAGTTGACACGATTGAAAGAATATCAAATGACACAATAATCAAAGAAATAATTGTTCGAAAAATTGACACAATGTTTTTAACAAAATATAAATTCATTGATGGTGAAGATATAAAGACACGACAAGAAGTTCGACAAGACGCAAAAACCGAACGAACAAAAATTCGACAAGATTCCAAAAGTGAACGAAACGAAGTTCGTCAAAATGTAAAAAAAGAAATTAGATCATTCGGATCGTCTTGGGGAATTTGGATTGTTTGTTTTATTATTTTATTAATATCATTATATATGATAAGAAACGATCGACGCTAAATGGCTAGAAAAAGAAACATCCGGAAATGGTTAAACAAAGAAGAAGTCGAAATCCTGGAAGAATTAAGGATGTTCGAAAAAACTTGCAAAGAACAAGGATTGAATCCGGATCAAGTCAAACACGGATGGTTCAAATCAAAAGAAACAAGTCTATTCGTTAAGAATCCAAATTTTAAAAGTGATCAAGTTCAAAAATCCGAAGATTTAAAAAATCAAATTATTAAGGATCTTCAAGAACATTCGCCGGTATATCCTAAAATAAAAAGAACAAAATCAAAAGATGGTCATCTTCTTGTTGTTGATCCGGCGGACATTCATATTGGAAAACTTTGTAAAGCATTTGAAACCGGTGAAGAATACAACGAACAAATTGCGGTTCAACGTGTCAAAGAAGGTGTTCAAGGAATACTTAACAAATCACAAGGTTGGAACATTGATAAAATTTTATTTGTTGGCGGGAATGATATTCTTCACACCGACACACCAAAAAGAATGACGACAAGCGGAACACCACAAGACACGGACGGAATGTGGTATGATAATTTTTTGACCGCAAAAAGATTATATGTTGACATTCTTGAAACATTGATTTCGGTGGCGGATGTTCACTTCGTTTTTAATCCATCGAATCACGATTATATGTCCGGATTCTTTTTATCAAATGTTATCGAAACACATTTCAGAAATTCAAAAAACATTTCATTTGATTGTTCAATGGCGCATCGAAAATATTTTTCTTATGGCGACAATAATTTGATCGGAACAACACACGGTGACGGCGCAAAGTTTCAAGATCTTCCATTGTTAATGGCGCACGAATCAATCGAATGGTCATCAAAAAAACATAAATATATTTTTATTCATCACATTCATCACAAACATTCAAAAGATTTAATGGGTGTTTGTGTTGAATCATTAAGATCGCCATCATCGGCGGATTCCTGGCACCATCGCAACGGATTTCAACATTCACCGAAGGCGATTGAAGGGTTTGTCCATCATAAAATTTTCGGACAAATTGCAAGATTAACACATCTATTTTAAAAAAAAATTTGTTTTCTATTTGTTGATAACTTTTTTTGATTATATTCGTATATATTAATCAATTAAAAAATACAAATATGAAAAAGCAAACATTTTTACAAAAAGCAAAAGTGACTAATTACAAGGAAATGAAAGGTCACGACGGATGTCCATCATTTAATTTTGATTTAAAATTTGACGGTGTTAAAATATGCAACGTCTTCGATGATTCTTATGGTGGTGAATTAAGAATTCATAATTATAAAGGTCAATCAATAGAAGATATCTACAAAAGTATAGATGAAAAATCTTTGTGGGATGAAAAACATCAATGGACAACTTGTTTAGACTTATTATTGCATCAAGTTAGAGAACAACATATATTTCAAAAAGAAGATAAAAAAGGTGTTTTGATTGGTGATTCATATCATAATTATAGCATTATAGCATATAAAGGAACGATTGAAAACTTTATAAAAAAATATGAAATCGGGAAAAGGTTGTATCAAGATATAATTGACGAACAAATTAAAAAAGGTGAAAATATTTTAAATAAAGATTATCTTTTATCCTTAGGATTTAACTTCAATGTTTGGTATAATATAAAATAATAACAACTATAAAAGGACTATTAATTTTAATAGTCTTTTTTTTATCTAAAAAAATACAAATGGAAATGGAAACAGTTTATCGGGTTGACAATATATTTTATGATAGTAAAAATTTAGCATTATTAAACAATTTAAAAAACAAAGATCACGCATTGATCGGATATAAATTCAACGAAACATTTGATCTTGAATGTTATGTCGAAGGCGATGAAATTTATCTTGCGGATATTTATGACAATCGATTTTATTTTGATTATAAGGTTGACAAAATTGATCATTCGGATTATGGTGACGATATTGAACAAGTTTTTTGTTCGGTTTATAATGTGACTATAAACGGAAAAGATATTTTCACAATCGGATTTGACGAAGATCTTATCACAAAAATAAAATCAAGCATTGAAGATCTTGAAAATTATCTTGATCAAAGACTTCACAATCAATAAAATGTTAAACAAAATAAAAAAATATATTATGAACACAAATGAATTAATATTCAAAGCATTTAATAAAAACAAGAATGAATCTTCGTGGGATGATAATGTCTATAAACCAAACATCAAAGTTCAAAGCACAATCAAACCAAACAAGAAACATTCTTTCAACGAAATATCGGAACATATTAATGAACAATTAAAAAAAATAAGGAAATGAATTGGAAAGAATTTAAAAGATTAAACGTCAAACATTATTTGGATTATGTCAAGGAAATTGTTGAAGAAGAAAATCTTGATAATTACAGTCGAAAAAGATATATCACACATCGACGTTTTTATTTAATGTATTATTTAAGACAAAACACATCAATGACATTGTCGGAAATTGGTCAACTTTTTAAACGCGATCACGCGTCCGTTCTTCACGGAATAAGATATCACAAATTGTCGGAAGAAATAAATGATCATTTATATTTTAAAAACATAGAAAGAATAAAAAATTATTTAGATCAAAAAGAAAACGAAATTGAAAATGAATATTAAAGAATATATTAAATTGAATAAATTAAACACGAATAGTCGTGAACGTCAAAATGTTTATAAACGATTTTATATGTTTGCATATTTACGGAAAACATATGGATATTCTTATCAAAAAATCGGTTGTTTATTTAATAGAAATCACGCCACAATAATTCACGGAATAAATGAATATGAATATTTTAAAAAAGATAAAATGTTTTTAGATCTAACAAAAGAAACTAGATCTTATTTTCCGATGGGTGTGATCACACAAAACAATTTATTGACTTTGATGTTTCAAATATTATCAAAACAAGATAAACTTGTTTAAATGTTCCGCATTTCCATATAATTTGTGATAACTTTTGTGATCTTTTTTTTTAGTTGGTAATAATGGAACAAAAATTTTGACAAAAATATGTGGAATTGTGGAATATTTTTTTGAATTCGTTGATATTATTGGCGAATATCATTCCACATAAAGAAAAAAAATGTGGAATATTGCGGAATCTTAATGGAATTATTTATATAAAAAATTAAAATACAATGAAAATAAGTCTTTTTAAATCACTTTATTCGACAAAAGATGTTTCATATCGAATACAAGTTTTTGAAGAACTAGAACGCATTAAAAACGGAACTAGTAAAGAATTAATAAATAAAATTAGAAACGGAAATTTAGATTTAAAAAAACAACTTCCGGCTGTTTGTTTTAATGGAACATTTACAAGTCGAAATGATAATTCCTTGATTGAACATTCGGGACTTTGTGTTTTAGACTTTGACAAATATCCAAACAAAGAGTTGTTCCTCCAGGAAAGAAAAAAAATCGAAGAAGATATTTTTACTTTTGCGGTTTTTACTTCACCGTCCGGAAATGGATTGAAGGTTCTTGTCAAGATTCCAAAATGTGACAAGGATGAACACAAACTTTATTTTAAAGGAATCGAAAAACATTTTAATTCGGAATACTTTGACGAAAAATGTTCGAATGTTTCACGCGTTTGTTTTGAATCATATGATCCAAATTTATATTTGAATAAAGATTCAATTCAATTTACAAACAAAGCGGTCGAACAAGGTTATTCCGTGACCGAAAAAGTTCCGGTTCTTCCATTGAAAAGTGAAAATGAAATCATAAATCGTTTAATGAAATGGTGGTCGGAAAAATTTGGACTTGTCGAAAACAATTGGAATAATAATCTTTATATTCTTGCGGGTGCGTTTTGTTCATATGGTATCGACGAAGATTTTGCGTTGACATATATTGTCCAAAACATAACCGGTTCAAATATGCCGGAAAACGACGTTCAATCTTTGACGCGTTCCGCATATAAAAGAATACCTTTTGGAACAAAATATTTTGAAGACACAACAACAGTCAAAAGAATAAAACAAAAAGTTCAAAAAGGAAACACGGTTGATCAAATCGTGAAAGCGTTTCCTAGTATTGATAAAACAACAATCGAAGAAGTCAACGAAGAAGTCAAAAAAAACAATTCTATTTTTTGGACGGCAACAATAAACAAAAAAGGTGAAGACATAATCACAATAAATCCATTTAAATTCAAAACATTTCTTGAAGAAAATGGATTCAATAAATATTATCCGGAAGGTGGGGACACGCCTTTGTTTGTTAAACACGAACAAAACATTGTGAACACAACATCAATTGAAAAAATAAAAGACTTTGTTCTTGAACATTTAGAAAGTAAAAATGAATGGTCGGTGTGGAATTATGTTGCAAAATCTTCAATTTTATTTTCTGAAAAATATTTAAATATGTTGGATTCAATAGCTTTGAAAATGTTGCAAGATACAAAAGAAGATTGTTTCCTTTATTATCAAAACGGTGTTGTCAAAATAGGCAAAAAAACAATTGATTTTTTATCATATATCGAAGTCGATGGATTCGTTTGGGAAAAACACATCATTCAAAGAGATTATAAAAAATCTAATAAATTAAAAAATGACTTTCAAGATCTTGTCGCAAAGGTTTCAAACAATGATGAAAAAAGATTGAAGTCTTTGGAAAACACAATCGGATATTTGATGCACTCATTCAAAGATAAAACCGATCAAAAAGCTATCATTTTAAATGATCAAGAAATTAACGATGATCCGAATGGTGGTTCGGGAAAATCTTTGATGTTGACCGCGTTGACATATTTTAAAAAGTTGGTTCAAATAGATGGTAAAACTTTTGATCCAAATCAATCACAATTCGTTTATCAACGTGTCGATGTTGATACGCAAATTCTTGCGTTCGACGATGTTAAAAAGAACTTCAATTTTGAACAATTGTTTTCGCTTGTTTCCGGTGGTATTACTGTGAACAAAAAAAACAAGGATGAAATATTTATTCCCTTTGATCGATCACCAAAAATAATCATCACGACAAATTATGTGATCAATGGTTCGGGTGGTTCACACGATCGTCGTCGTCACGAAGTTGAATTTTATCAATATTTTTCATCCAAAAGATCACCGATTGAAGAATATGGAAGACTTTTGTTTGATTCTTGGAATGAACAAGATTGGATTTCATTCGATAATTATATGATAAAAATCACACAAACATTTTTAAATGAAGGTTTGACACAAACGATTTCAATAAACGCCAATATAAAAAGATTCATTCAACAAACATCAAAGGATTTTTACGATTGGATCGAAGAAGGCAACATTAAAAAAAATGTCCGTGTATATACAACCGAAACAGTTCAAAGTTATATTTCAGACACAAAGACAAAAGATCTAAAAAACAGAACTTTTTTATCTTGGATCAACAAATATTGTGAATTGAATGGGTATGAATTAAATAAATCACGGGACAACATTGGAAGATATTTTGAAATAATAACACAAGAAAAACAAACGGACGATTGTCCATTTTAAAAATACAACTATGAAAGTATTAAATTTATATTCTTGTTTAGGTGGGAATCGTTATTTGTGGAAAGATTGTCAAGTCACTTCCGTTGAAATTGATCCATCACTTTGTGAAATTTATTCTAATAGATTTCCAGGGGATGAAATAATCGTTGAAGATGCGCATAAATTTTTATTAAATAACTATGGTGATTTTGATTTCATATGGTCGTCACCGCCTTGTCAAACACATTCACGCGCACGATTTTGGCGACATTCAAAAGACAATCCAATTTATCCGGATTTAAAATTGTATCAAGAAATAATTTTTTTAAACACACATTTTAAAGGAAAATTTGTTGTTGAAAACGTCAAACCATATTATGATCCATTAATAAATCCAACATTGAAAATTGACCGTCATTTATATTGGACAAACTTTAAAATAAATAAACCGCAAAATGTTCGACGTGTTGGTGTTTGTCAAGGTAAAGACGAAATAAAAAGACTAGAAGATTTTCACAAAGTAAGTATTCAAAATTATAAAGGGACACAAAGACGCGACAAAGTTCTTCGAAATATGGTTGACTATGAAATCGGAAATCACATTTTTAATATTGCAAAAGGTATAAATGAAAACAAAACAAATCAATTAAAAATGTTTTAATGGAATTAAGGGAATATCAAATCGAATTATCCGAAAAAGGTTGTGACATTTTAAGTGAACACGGGATTGTTTATTTTGCGATGGAAGTTAGAACGGGAAAAACTTTGACCGCATTAAACACGGCGCAATTATTCGGCGCGAAAAATGTTTTATTTCTGACAAAGAAGAAAGCAATTTCATCAATTCAAAAAGATTATGACAATTTTATTTTTTCTTTTGATCTAACAATTATAAATGATGAATCAATGCACAAAATAAAAGATGACTTTGATTTAATTATACACGATGAACATCATCGTTTCGGTTCATTTCCAAAACCGGGAAAAGCAACGAAACAATTTAAATTTTTATATTCAAGTTTACCGATGATATTTTTATCCGGAACACCACATCCGGAATCGTATTCACAAATTTATCATCAATTTTGGGTTTCAAGATATTCGCCTTTCAAAGAATATATTAATTTTTATAAATGGTCACATACATTTGTTGATATTAAAAAGAGAAAATTAAGTCACGGCGATGTCAATGATTATTCAAATTCCAGGAAAGAACTTATTGATCCAATAATTAATAAATATTTTGTGAAGTTTACACAAAAAGACGCCGGATTTAAAACGCAAGTGAATGAAAAAATATTGAATGTTGAAATGAAACCGTCAACATATAAACTTTGTAATCAATTAAAAAAAGATCTAGTGATCGAAGGAAAAGAAGAAGTGATTCTTGCGGACACGGGCGTCAAATTGATGCAAAAACTTCACCAAATGTTTTCCGGAACTGTCAAATTTGAATCCGGAAATCGAATGATTCTTGATAATTCAAAAGTATTATTTATAAAAAAACATTTTAAAGGTGAAAAAATTGCGATATTTTACAAATTCAAAGCGGAATTTGATATGATAAAAGAATGTTTCGGTGACAATGTTTGTCAAGACATAGAAGAATTTAATCAAAGTAATAAGAATATTGCACTTCAAATCGTGTCCGGACGTGAAGGCGTGAATCTTTCAAGTGCGAAATATATTGTTTATTTAAATATTGATTTTTCGGCGGTGTCATATTTTCAAAGTCGTGATCGTTTGACAACAATGAAACGAAAAACAAATCAAGTCTTTTGGATTTTTGCAAATCGTGGAATTGAATCAAAAATTTATAAAAGCGTACACAATAAAAAAGATTTTACATTATCAGTTTTTAAAAAAGAAATATGATTGACAATATTATTGAAGTTTTTAATGATTATGAAGTTTTAAAAATAGACGGTTTTGATTCCGCAATTATTGGTTTTGAAGAAAAATCATATCGATTAATTTATTCAATTAAAAAGATTATTGAAATTTTAAAAAAAGATATGGACGAACTTGACGCGATTGAATATTTTGAATTCAATATTTACAATTCATATATTGGCGAACACACACCAATTTATTCATATGATAAATTTTAGATATGACCGAATCACAATTTCAAAGTAAAATCATAAAAGAATATGAATCCGAAGGTTGGTTTGTTTTAAAATTGATCAAAACAAATAAAAATGGAATACCGGATTTATTATGTTTGAAAAAAAATAAAGATCCATTGTTTATTGAAGTCAAAGCAAAAAAGGGAATTGTTTCAAAACTTCAAGAATATAGAATTAAAGAATTAATAAAAAACGGTTTTCAAGCGTTTGTTAAAAGATGTGAAAAATGATTCAACTTCCAAAAGTTCAAGCGCACACATTAAGAATAATTTTTGAAGAACAATTCGACGAAAATGAAATATACCTTGAACACGTCGAAATTGATGAAATATTTAATGTCTTGATCGGTGGAGAAATGGAATTTTCATTTTATGAAAGATTAGAAAGTTCAATTTGTGTTGATGAATTTAATCACGGATTTATGGTGATGATTTCCGAATATATAGAAACTATCGAATTAAGTTCCGTCGTGATTGAATTTTATGAACTTGCACACAATTGTAAAAAGTTAAACGATAAAATAAAAAAAATAATAAAAGATTATGAATAACATTCACGAAACCGCCATTATTTATCCTGGCGTGACACTAGGAAAAAACATTTATATTGGTGCGTATTGTATAATCGGCGCACCCGCCGAAGACAAAAAGTATTGGAATCAAAAACAAAAACATTCGGTTTTCATTGGCGACAATACAATAATACACGGACACGTCACAATTGATGCCGGAACAAAAAGAACAACCGTTGTTTCGGATGATTGTTTTATTATGAAGGGATGTTACATCGGTCACGATTCACATATTGCAATCGGTGTGACTATGTCACCGCACGTTTTGATCGGCGGAAATTGTATAATAAATTATTATACAAATCTCGGAATGGGTTCAATCGTTCATCAACGTGTAAATGTTCCGCCAAAATGTATGATCGGAATGAATACAACAATAACAAAGAAAACAAAGATGGAAAAACTTGGTGTCTATGTAGGTTCACCGGCTAAATTTTTAAAATGGAACGAAAAATTAATGTGATTGTCTTGTCGTGTATGCACGGAAGACACAAAACGGTCAAATATTGTTTGAATAAAATGCCGTTTATTGATAAAATAATGATCTATTCAGATGATCAAGATGGTGAATTTTTAAAAGATCAAGACATTATCGCAAAAGGAAAGTTTAAAAACAATCCATTGTCGTTCAAATGGAACGCCGGAATAATGTCATTGAAAGAAGTTGATTTTGATGCGGTGATTCTTTTGGGTTCGGATGATTATATTGATCAAAACTTTCTTGACTATGTCTTAAAACACATAAAAAGATATGATATGATCGCTTTCAAAGATATTTATTTTGAAGATAATGATCGTTTATATTATTGGAAAGGATATCAAGGCAATCGAAAAGGTGAACCGGTTGGTGCGGGAAAAGTTTATACAAAAAAGTTTTTAGAAAGATTGAATTATAATTTATTTCACGAAGCGCGTGATCGTGGACTTGATGGCGTTTCTTGGCGTCGTTGTAAAGAGATAAACGCGAAGATCCATTTGACAACATTAAAACAAAATAATCTTTATTTATGTGACGTCAAAGATGGAAACGGAATGACAAAGATATCACACATCCAAAACCTTGAAATAATCAAATAAAATATTTATCTTTAACATTATTAATCAATAAAAAATAAGCTATGAAAAACAAAACACATTGGAAAAAACTGACAAATCCAACGTATTTGGGCGCGTATGATTTCACGCCTGGCGAAAAAAGAATCTTGACGATTGAAAAAGTGGTTCAAGATAAGGTCAAAGGAAATGACGGTAAAGAAGAACTTTGCACGATATGTCATTTTGTAGGTTCGAAACCTATGATTTTAAACGTGACTAATTGCAAAGCAATTGCAAAAGCACACGGAACAAATTTTATTGAAGAATGGTCAAACAAAAAAGTCACATTATTTGTGACAACGGTGTCCGCATTTGGACAAGTGGTTGAAGCGTTAAGGATTGAGCAAATAGAACCAAAAGAAAAAGCGAAAATATCCGATAAAAGATTCGAACAAGGACGACAAGCGATCGTCGATGGAAAAACAACGATTCAATCAATTATGAATTCTTACACTTTAACCGATAAACAAATCCAAATATTATCCGAATTATGAAAATTAGATGCTCACAATTAGGTCGGATAATGTCCAACCCGACAAAACGTGAAATGGACAATGGCGAAGTTCTTTCAAAAGGTGCGAAAACATATTTGACGCAACTTGCAAAGGAATATTTTTTCGGATATAGATCCGAAATCGATTCAAAATATATTGACAAAGGGATTAATTGTGAATCAAACGCGATTAAATTATATAATGATGTCAACTTCACTTCACATAAAAAGAATGAAGAACGCAAAGAAAACGATTTTTTGACCGGTGAATGTGATATTATAACCGAAGATTCAATCATTGATATTAAAACATCGTGGTCACTTGAAACATTCCCCGCGACAAAGAATGAAGCGTTATCAAAATCAAACGCGTCTTTATATGAATATCAAGGTCGTGGATATATGATGCTATATCAAAAAGAATCTTTTGATTTGGTTTATTCAATGGTGACAACACCGAATGAAATATTGAAAGATTGGGACAACCATCAAATTCATCTTGTTGATCATATCGCACCCGAACATCGTTTGACCGTTTTAAGATATGAACGTGATATTGATATCGAATATCATATCTTAATGAAGTGCGAAAAAGCAATTGAATTTATGAAGCAAGTAATCAATGAAATAAAAAACAAATAAAATGAAGGTAAACGGTAAAATTAAAATCAAACAAGACATTCAAACATTCGATTCCGGATTTATGAAACAAGTGATCGTCTTGACAATCAAATCCGGAAATTATGACAACGACGTTCCAATTGAATTCAATGGTGAAAAATCCGTCAATCTTTTAAAAGACTTCGAAGAAGGTCAAGATTGTGAAATTGATATCAATCTTCGTGGTTCTGAATACAATGGAAAATGGTATTCTTCAATTGTAGGATGGAAGATCACCGCGACGTTTTAACATTCAAACAAATAACCGACAAACTATTGTCGAAAAAAAATAGTTCAATTCGTGATGGTTCGAATTATATATCGGATCTTCACGAATTTGTTTATATAGATATATCTATTATCAAAACGATCAACAATCCAAAGATGTCAACAAGATGTCAAATGATCAAGTCTTATTTATTACATTTATTAAAAAACTACGATAATTTAAAAAAGGGCATTGTAAACGTAAAACCGAAATGAAGTTTTTTGAATCGGATGAACCTTATCGTATTGCGGACAAAATAACGAATGATTCAGTTCTTGCGCCGGATCTTGTTGTTCACGTTTTTTTAATTATGCGAAAAAAGAAAAACATCAAAGACGAACCGGCATTTTTTTCGAGAACCTCTTATCAACAATGGACGTGGTCAAATTCAGAATTCAACCGATTATATAATGTCAAACAAATTAAATTTGAAGAATCGACACAAATCAAAGATCCGATCGATGACATTGTAATTGACAACGGGAAAAAATATCTTGACTATTTAAATTATTATATGAATAAGAAACCGGATTCGACGGAAGAATGGTTCAAGATCAAGATCGGTCAAATGATTCTTGAAGGAAACACATATAGAGATATTGAACAAAAAACAAAACTTAATAAACGATATATAACAGAAACAATAAAACAATTAAAAAATGATATTTACAATTCTTTTTACGGCATCGGCGATGACGATGATATTTGATTCAATTAATAGTTCCAGGAATCTATTAAATTTCAAACCGTTCAATTGTCCGATGTGTTTGTCTTCTTGGATCGCACTTGGATTATTCTTGTGTTTAGATCCACAAAATTGGTGGTGTTTTCCATCGTCTTATTTAATAACCTATCTAATATTTATTTATGAAACCAACTAAAGAACTACAAAGTCAACTTGACCGATTATCGAACACCGGTTCATTTTCCGTTTCGATGACATTAAAAAAAGAACTTCAAGATCTAACAAAAAAAATCGGTTGCACGGTCTTGATGAATTTGGATTGTGGAATGTGTATTCGAAAAGCGATGCACGATGTCAATTCTTATTTTAAAAGATTAGAAACAAAACCGGTTCTTGAAATGTCTTTTGAAAAAAAATCAACCGAAATGACATATCAAGAAATGCGAAGATTTGCAAAAGACAAAGGACACCGTTTAAAGAATCCAACAAAAGAACAATTAATTAAAATAATAGATAATGAAATTTGATGATTTAAAAGAAGGATATCGGATCGAATATAAATTCCTAAGTGAAGAACAATTGAAGTACGCACAAACGCCGGTGATGAATTTAAAAGACGCCGAAAAAAGGATGCAAGAAATGAAAGAAGATTTGACGGTTACTGACTTTGTTATTTTTAAAGTTAAATATTATATAAAGTAAGATAAACAATATTACACTTTATTATATAATTATATCTAGTTATGAATAAAAAGTCAAATGAATTTGTCCAAACATTGGAACAAAAAGCGGATGAATATCTTCGGGACTGTTTATCACACACAAAACAACACGCAACGGGTTCGGGAAAAGTGGTCGACGTTATGGATCGACACATTCCAACCGTTGAATATTTTTTAAATATTTGGTTGCCTATTGTTCAAGGTGAAACAATCAATCGTTCAACTTGGTATGAATGGTTAAAGTCAGAAAGTGAAGACGAAGAAAAAATTCTTAAATCCAACACTATAAAAAAGATCGAAGAAAAATTCCATTCACTTGCGCGTGATATTGTGGCGAATGAAGGCAAGGGAATATTCTATGCTAAAAACTGTTTAGGGATGCACGATAAACAACACATCGAAAATAAACAAGTCGATAAATTTGATTTTGATTCATAATGAATGACAACCATAAAAGGATATAAACCACATCGAAATCAAAGATTGATTCACGATTCGATTCAAAAAGATAGCGCGAAATATTACGTTTGTAACATTGGTCGACAATGGGGAAAAACATTATTCGCAACAAATCAACTTTTATTTTGGGCGATCAATTATCCTGGAACACAAATCGGATGGGTTTCACCGGTATATTCACAATCGAAGAAAGTATTCGACGAACTAGAACGCGCAACGGCAAGATCAAGAATGTTCGAATTCAATCGATCCGAATTATCGATCAAGGGATCGAAATCAACGATCCGGTTCTTTTCCGGTGAACGTCCGGACAATATTCGTGGAAACACATTTGATTTCTTGGTCATTGACGAAATGGCGTTCACACGTCCCGAACTATGGACGGAAGTTCTTCAAGCGACAATCCTTGTCAAAGGAAAGAAGGTGATCTTTATATCAACACCAAAAGGAAAGAATCATTTTTATAATTTATCACTTCAACACAATTATGATGATCGATATAAATATTTTCATTTTGGATCATATGACAATCCGATGATCGATCCGAATGAAATCGATGCAATAAGAAGATCACTTCCGGATCACGTCTTTCGTCAAGAATATCTCGCGGAATTCTTGGATAATTCATCCGGGTTGTTTAAAGACATTAGAAAGAATATATATCAAGGAACATCAAATTCATCCGGTCGTTTATTTGGCGGTCTTGATATTGGACGCGCGGACGATTACACGGTTTTAACAATATTAGATCAAAATCAAAATATGATCTATTTGGAACGATGGCGTCACGATGAATGGTCAAACATTATCGACAAGGTTTCAGAACAAATAATCAAACACAAAGCGTTGACATATGTCGAAGTAAACAATCAAGGTGATGTCTTCTTTGAAATGTTGCGAAACAAATGCAAGAACTTAATTGAACCATTTGTGACAACAACCAAAACGAAACCGATAATGATTGAAGATCTTGCGGTTCAATTCGAACAAAGCAAAATCAAACTATTAGATCACAATTGGTTGATCGACGAACTAGAATCGTTCACATATATTTATGATTCAAAAACAAGACGTGTGAAATATAGCGCACCAAATGGAATCCACGACGATGGTGTCATATCATTGGCGTTGTGTGTTCAAGCAATTAAACATTTAAAACAAAAAGGTAAATACACAATTTTAAGATGATGGAAATATTAATCACTTCGTGGTTATTAGGTTTGATAGCGACGATATTTATAATTATAAAACGTAGGAATGGAAATTAAAGTACCGCAAAAATTAAAAGATTGCACACCGGCGCAATTGTCAAAATGGGTTTATCTGACCGGTGATGGGTTGGACATAAATTCAATATCAAAGTCATTAGATTTTCAAGTTCAAGTCGTTTCGATATTTTCCGGAATATCAAAATCAAAATTGTATAATCTCGAAGTTCAACCGATTCGAAATGTATATGATCATATGATAAAGGTGTTATCAGAAAAATCTACATTGAAAGGTGAAATCACAATCGATGGTCAACGATATGTGTTTGATAAAAAGTTCGAACACAAATCAACCGGTTTGATCATAGATCTAAAATTAATCGAATCGATATATGATGAACCTTATAAGATTTTATCAATGCTATATATTGAAGAAGGTTTGATTTATAATCAAGTTGATGAAAATGATTATATAATAAATCCAAAAGATAAACGAATAAAACTATTCAAAGAACATTTTCCAGGCGACGAATTCTTGAACGTGTTCGCTTTTTTTTTGGACAGATGGGAGAAATTGAAGGACGCTATTTGGGGACTGAATATGGCGATGACGGATCTTCAATTGACGAAGATGAAGAAGGACTTGATGAAGGACTTGAAGGAAATTCCGAATGGTATGATTGGACGTCAAACATCGTCTTCCTTGCCGAAAAATTAAATCGTGACGTTGATCAGATCACAAAGATGCCTTATGTCACTTTTTTATTTTGGAACAATTACTTTAAATTAAGACAAGAAGAAGAATTCAGAAACAACCGAACACGATAATGTATGGCGATAAATGAAGCGGAAATATTAAGACAATTAAATCAAGAAGGAATCGGACAAGATCCGTCCAAATTTTATTCGAATATAATAACGGACTTTGGAAATGAATTGATCAAGAACTTTCGGAAGCAAATTGAAAGCGACACAAAGTCAAACAATGGCGCGTTGAAATCAAGCGTTGTTGTGATACCATCAAGAAACGGTTTTGAAATTGAAGCGGATTTTTATTATAAATTTATTGACGACGGTGTTTCGGGTGTTGGTTCATCCGGTGGTTCATTTAAATCGATTCGTCCGGTTGTGACAAGTGGATTATATAAATTCAAAAATTTAGGCGTTCCACAAAAGATGGCGCAATCACTTCGCGAATGGTCGGGATCTTCAATTCAACAAGCGTATGCGATCGGCGTCAATATAAAACGATATGGAATCAAACCAAAGAACATAACGGACAAAGTAATCACCGATCAAGTTCTTGAAAGAATGTCCGAAGATTTATCGACGGTGACCGGATTGATGATCGAAGTTTCATTTGACAAAGCGTTCGATATAAGGTAAACTTAACAACACAATAATTATGACAATTACAGTTGAACCACAAAATTACACAACCGCATCAAATCCCGTTGTATTTGAATTTAGTTCAATATTTACGGGACAACCTGGATTTTCATTTTTAATTGAATTGACGGTTAATGGTTCGGTTCATTCTTATCATCAAGTATTTCCCGAACAATCTAACTATGGAAAATTTGATTGTTCTGAAATATTGCGTTCAATTGTTAAAAGTGAATTGATTTCAGATGGATCATTTGCGACGCCATACACAAACGCGATTGCATCATATTCAATCCGTGTTCGTCCAAAATATGGAACACCGCCAACGGAACAAGGCGTTTATGTTTCTTCAAATACATTGAACGTGATCAATGGTTCTTTGCGTCATATCGATTGGATATCATATGTCTTCGGTGATTATGATTTTTCGGTGTCCGTGCCGTGTTTATATTTGACAAATTTTCCACGAACACAACAATATTTTTGCGGACTGAATGAATCAATGTTTTTGGCGATGGTTAATTCGTCGGCGGTCGCGGTTGATCTTACTGCGAAATTATACACAATCACCGACACATTAATTGCAACGGGAACGGCGTCGGCTTTAAGTTCGGCGAATCTTTTGCTTGTTAATGTTTCGCCGTCTTCGGTTGTTGCGAATACTTCGGTGACTGATGGAAACTTCACAACGTGTTCATATTACACAATTCAATTATCTCATATCACCGCGAACACGGAAGAATTCAAAATATATATTGATAACGAATGTAATCAATACACATCAAGACGTTTGCATTGGTTGAATAAATTTGGCGTTTGGGATTCTTTTTCATTTACAAAGTATTCGGAAGAATCAACAAAAACAAGATTCTTTGAATATGAACGTGATCCGGGACAATGGTCAAGTTCAAACACATTTGATTATGATCGTGTGAACGGTTCGGTTATGTCCGGAACAAAGACATCAAAAGACACAATGAAATTAAATTCCAATTGGATAAAAGAAGAAGTTCAAAATTGGTTGATGCCTTCACTTTTGGAATCACCATCCGTTTATCTTGAAATAACGGAAGGCGTTTTTGAACCGGTCATTGTTTCAAATAAAGCATTGGTCAAAAAGCAAAAAATAAAAGAAGGATTGATTCAACAAGAAATTCGAATAAAAAGAACATACAATTATACAAGTCAATTAAATTAAAAAATGGAATTATATTTGAACAACATTAGCGTTGATTTATCAAAGTCAATTCCATTTCCTTTGACATTCCAAATTTCAGACATCAAAGATTTTTCGTCAAGAAGTGGTTCAAGTTCGAAAACAATAACACTTCCAGGAACTAGAGCAAATCACGAATTGATGTCAACGGTGTTTTCATTAACAACGACGGATTCGGTTGGCGTTCCGGTTGTTGCGTCATTTGACACATCAGTCAAAGCGACGGCGCGATATTATGAACGCGGTGTTCTACAATTTGAAGGTATTTGCAAATTGATGGAATGTGTCAAAAGAAATGGTTCGTGGACATTCAAAATCGTTTTGTTTTCGGACACGATTGACATCACAACATTATTATCTAAAATCAAACTTCGTGAACTTGAATGGTCGGAATATAATCACACCTTAGATTTAACAAATCAAGAAAATTCGTGGTCGGGTGTTATTCAAAAGAATGGTTCGAATTATAATGCTTTTACGGGAAACGATTGGAACGGTGAAGGATATTATTATGGATTGATCGATTATGGTTATGTAAGAACAACACCGGACACATTTAAGGTCGAACAAATTCCTTTGCAAGTATTCATCAAGAATATCGTTGACAAGATGTTTGAAAAAATTGGTGTGACATACGAATCCGATTTTTTTGAAACACAACAATTCAAGCGTTTATTATTAGCGTTCGAAGGTGGTATTCTTCCGGACATAACACAAGCGGTCGCGGACGCACAATCGATCGAAACGGATCAGTTGAACACTATTGGATCACTATTGATTTCTTCGGTGTTACCAACGACGCAAATTTCAACGGAAGTCTTCGCCGTAAACACAACAACATTATCGACACAATATTCGTCAATCGTTGCGCAAAATGTTGATCCGGCGTCACAAATTCAATCAAGTGAACCATTGATGTTTGTTTCTGAATTTACCGGAAATTTTGAAGTGACGTATTCCGGGACAATGCCGGTTGAAGTCAACTTTGACATTGGTTCGGGTGTTGGAATCACAAATATATTTTCAACGGTTGAAGCGCGTGGACTTTTGTTTGTGAATGGTGTGAATGTTCAAACGGAAAGTTTATGGACAAACACAATCCAAACAACATCATTGACAAATTCATATTCCGTAACATTTAATATGAATCAAATGGATGTCTTTTTGACCGTGTCAGACGTTGTCACATTTGAAGTTCAATTCATTTTAACAAATTGTAAAGTTTATAATATAACCGCATCCGGGACAACGATGGAATTCAAAGTTTCGGTTGATAGTTCAACAAGTCTTGATTTATCTTATTCGGTTCAAGAAACACAACCGGATTCAATTGTAAATATTAAAACATATCTTCCGGATATGGATTGTCTTACATTCTTCAAAGGTTTGATCAATATGTTCAATCTTTATGTTAAACGTGTGACGGGCGAACCACGAAAATTGTTGATTGAACCATTGAATGATTTTTATAATGGATCTAATAATGCGATAAATTGGTCACAAAAACTTGATCATTCAAAAGATATAAAAGTCACGCCGACAATAAATTTCGCATCAAAAGAATATTCATTTCATTTTAAAAATGACAAAGATTTCTTCAACACACAATATGAAGAAGATGTCACACGTCAATATGGTTCGAAAACTGTTTTGTCCGGATCACAATTTGCAAAAGGAAAAACGGAAATAAAACTTCCATTTTCAAACAAGTTACTTGCAAAGATTCCAACGACGGACTTGATCGTTCCGCGAAACTTCCAGGTAAAGACGGACGACGATGGGATTTCCGAAGTTGTTGCGAAACGTGGAAAAGCGTTTGTCGTTCAAGTTAAAAAAGGAAATGTCGGAACAATGGAAACCGGTGAATGGAATCATCAATATAGTTCATCGACAACGGCGCGGACAACTTATCCATATGTTGGACATTTGGACGATCTTGATTCACCGACATTTGATTTGCAATTTGAAATTCCCGATTTCGTTTATTATAATATAACCGCCGGAAATAATTATACAACAAACAATCTTTACATTTTCCACGAAAGATTCATTCGTGAATTATTAGATCGAAACGGAAAGATGTTGACGTGTTCGTTAAAATTAAACGCGACGGATATCAATCAACTTGACTTCGGTGATCTTGTAAATATTGACGGCGTTGTTTATAGACTTCAAAAAATACAAAATTACAATTCAAGTGACGACAAATCGACAAAGGCGGAATTGATTCGATTGATTGAAGGTGAAGGAATTCAAACATATACAACACAAATAGATTTCAATGTTTACGAAAAATCCGGTTCACCACAAGTTCAAAGGATGATGCAATTTCCAATCGGTGACGAAACAACGGTTTTGACTTCGGGTGTTTTATACACTTTCCGCGCACCGGACACAATGACGTTGACCGATGTTCGCGCGTCTTTGGTGAACGCGGGAACGGGTGCGGACTTGTTAACTATTGATATTTTGGTGAATGGTGTTTCAATATTTGCCGGTGGAACATTGATGACAATCGACGCCGGACAAACAACATCCACAACCGCAACGACACCGAATGTTCTTGGAAGATCATCGGTGTTAAATGATCAAACAATACAAATTCAAGTCACACAATTGGACACGGACAACACCGCGTCCGGATTGAAAATGACATTATTTGGAACAACATTTTTATAAATTATGGCTAGAAAGGAAGCAATATTCAAAGCAATTGTTGACACGGGTTCATCAGTTAATGACGTTAAAAAGTTAGACAAAGAACTTGATCAATTAAATCAAGCGATGAAAGACTTGACGGTTAATGGTCAAACGAACACGCAAGAATTTAAGGATTTACAAAAAGCGTATGAAACAACACGAATTGAAGTAAAGAAATTTTCCGGTGATATGGAACATCTTGCCGATGATATTATGGTTGAAGTGACCGGATCGATTTCAAAAATGGAAGACAAACTTTATGAACTTGCACTTGCCGGAAAACAAAACACAAAAGAATTTCGAGATCTTCAACAAAAAACGGCAAACTATAAAAAGGTTATAATTGAAACGGATCGATCAATTGATTCACTTGCCGAACGTGGTCGTGGATTGAACACGGCGTTGTCAATATCGACGGCAACGGTTTCGGGTTTCCAGGCATACACGGGTGTGACTGCATTGTTGGGATCTGAAAATGAAGAACTTCTTCAAACGATCACAAAGTTACAAGGCGCACAAGGTGTCTTAAATTCAATTGAAGTTATTAAACAACAAATCCAAAACAATTCAATCGGATTGACAAGGGCGCAAACGGTCGCGCAAAATATCTATAATGTCGCCGTCGGTAACGGGACAAAGGGAATGAAATTATTTAGACTAGCTTTGATCGGAACGGGAATCGGTGCGTTGATTGTTGGTATCACCGCATTGATCGGTTTGTATAATAGTTGGCGCGATTCAGTTTCGGAAGCGTCAAGAAATCAAAAAATGTTAAACGGTGTGATGCAAGAAGCGATGTCAAACACCGCAAAAGAAAAAGCGTCACTAGACACATTGTTGCAAACTGCAAGAAATGAAAATCTTTCAAAAGAAGAAAGAATCAAAGCGATCAAAAAATTAAACGAATTGTCACCGGAATATTTGGGGAATATCACGCTTGAAAATATAAACACAAATGAATCAATCGACGCCATTTCAAACTATGTTAAAGCGTTAAATAAAAAAGCATTTGCACAAGCGGTCGCAAATCAAAAGACGGAACTATATGAACAAAAAATTAAAAACGCTACAAAATCAATCGGTGAATTTGTTAAAGAAAACGCGTTCTCGGACGCATTGTTTGGACAAGCGGGAATGGATTTTTTAACCGGAAAAGATGTTCAAGGCGAAGCGATAAAACGCGCAACCAAATTAAAAAAAGAAGAAAACGATGTCATTCAATCACAAATCGACGCACTCGATGGATTGATCACAAAAAAAATTGAAAGTGGTGATCTTGATGTTGGTGATTTTGAAACAACAAAATTGACGGGTGCGGGTGCGCCAAAACCGGAAAAAGACACAAGCAAAAAAGATGATCCGGTCGCCGAAGCAACAAGAATCGCAAATGAAATCGCCGAAGTTGAAGATCATCTTTTCAAAGTTAGAATGTCACAACAACAACAAGAAGAACAAGCGATCAATGAAAAATATGACGAATTATTTTTAAAGGCAAACAATAATAAAGAACTTGAAACACAAATCATTGAACAACAAGAAACCGAAATCAATGCGATTCGAAAAAAGTTTTTAGATCAAGAAGCAATTGACCGACAAGAAGCGAACGATTTGAAACATTCACTTCAACGTGATTCAATGCAAAAAGACATTGACATTATGAATGAAAAATTTGAACTTGAACGTGAAACACTTGAAGAAAATATGGTCTTAACCGCCGAAGAAAAACTTATTCTTGAAACGGAAATCCTAGAACGTGAACGATTAGCACTTTTTGAAATCGAGGAAAAATGGCGTCAAAAAGGTCTTGAAGCGGAAAAGAAAACAACCGACAAAAAGAAAGATATTCAACAAGCATATTTTGAAAGCATTGACAACGGATTGAACGCGATTTCGGATTTAAGTAATTTGGTCACAACATTACAAATGAAGGAAGCCGAAGGAAATTCAAAACAACAAGATAAAATTCAAAGACAAAATTTCAATCGTGCAAAGGCGGTGAATGTAGCGATGGCGACAATGTCAACGATTCAAGGTGTTCAATCGGCTATGGCGCAAACAACAACAATTCCCGAACCGATGGGACACGCATTGAAAGTAATTAACGCGGTTATGGTTGGAATTTCGGGCGCGTCAAATGTTGCGAAGATTATGTCTTCACAATACAAAAGTACATCAACACCAACACCGGACACACCGAACACAACATCCGCCGGTGGTGGTTCAATGGGTGCGGGTGCGGGTGCGTCATCCTTTTCAATAAGTGACGCGGTTCAAGATATCACCGAATTAAATGATGATGGAACAATTGCAAACACGACACAACAAGTCGTTGTTGTTGAAACGGATATCACGGACGCGGTCAACAATGTTGCGCAAATAAATGAAGTTTCTAAATTCTAAATTTGTTTTATAAATTCCGCGCCGTCTTTTGTCATAAATCCTTGACCGGTTGAAAGACATCCGAATTGATCAAGATATCGTTTCGCCTTTGTCAAATTTGGTTCAATCAATTTGACGTTTTCAATTGGGTTGAATCTTATTGGAACATTAAGATTGAAATATAATGATTTGATAAAATGATCATTTTCAATCCAATTGATTTGGTTCATTGTATGAATTAAAAGTTTAGAATTAAATATCACCGGTTGATGACATTCATATGATCGTATTGGTTTTTTATTATGTTCCAAATAATGAACAGTATTATCAACCGCTTGATTCCATCCGATTGATGCCTTTCCTTCTTTTCGTTCCAACATTTCAATTGAAGCGTTAACCATATTGAAATCAAATTTATCATTGATATAAAAGTCGTCATTCATATAAATAAATTCACCGGGTTGTGATCTTGCAAAATGCAACATTTTTGAAGTGACATTTGATCCGCGAATCGTGTGATGTTTTAACCATCGCATATGATAAAACTTATAATCGATTTTGGGTTCATCACCTAGAACAAAAACTTCACTTCCTGGAAAATATTTATGAACACATCGAATTGATTGATTTATACAAAAATCACTTGTCTTTCTTTTATACGGATATACAAATTTCATCTTTTATTTTTTTAAACAATTTTACACAATAATTATGACTTATAAAAATTTACCTATATACGAAATCCAAATTGATTTGGAAGATCCAAACACGGCGGTTGAATTTAATGCGTTGGTTCACGATCCCGCGCATATGATTTCATTTGAAACATTTTCAAAAAAAGTTCAAAGATATGAATTCAACGACGACGAAAAAACGGTCACGGGTGTTTCGATTAGTGCCGATACGCCAATTTATAGAAATGACGCGTCGGGTGAATACTATGTTGTTTTCACAAAGAAAGCAATCAAAGACATAATTCACGATTATGCAAGAAACAATCGATTCAATAATGTAAACATTGAACACAATTCAAAAGATGTTGCGGATGGTGTTTATATGATCGGATCATATCAAGTTGATGTTGACAAAGGTTTCACACAACCGGAAAGATTCAAAGAAGTGACGGATGGATCTTGGATCACAACATACAAATTTGAAAATGAAGAATTATATCAAAGATTGAAAGACGGTGAGTTTTCCGGATTTAGTGTTGAAGGGACTTTTGTGATGGAAGATCAAGAATTCAAAGCGTTTTCAAAAATTGAATCAATCCTTGATGAATTAATTAATATCGCAAAAAATAAACATTAAACCACAATAATTTAAATAATAATAATTTTTTTTTCTAATGAGTAAATTCAAAACAGTTATTGAAAAACTTGACACATTAAAGTCAATGTTTGCCGATGAAACTGAAAATGTTGTTGAAGCAAAAAACGAAGAAAACAACACGGAAGAATTAACCGAAAAAAAATTCGCAGATGTTTCACTTTTGGATGGTACGGTTTTGACTTATGAAGGCGAACTTGTTCCGGGAACTGCTATTTTCGTAAAAACGGAAGATGGCGAAGAAATTCCCGCACCCGAAGGAACACACGAATTGGGCGGTTTATTCGAAGGTGTTTCAATCGTTCTTGATGCCGAAGGAATAGTTTTAGAAGTAATCGATGAAAGATCGGAAGGTGAAGAAGTTCCATCCGAAGAAAGTGAAGAAGTTGAACAATCGATGTCAAGCGAAGATGTTGAAACAATTGTTGACGGCAAATTGTCAAAAATTGAAGAACCATTGAACGCAATTGTCACGGGAATCAAATCGATTCTTGAACGAAACGCATCACTTGAATGTGAATTGACTGAATTAAAAAATCAATTCAATTCTTTCAAGAATGAACCAACGGACAAAAAAGAAGAATCAAAATTTTCGACGTGCGACAATAGAGATAAACGCACCGAATACTTTAAAAATAAATTAAAAAGAAAATAAAATGTCTTTAAAAAATTACATTAAATCAAATTTCGATTTCGATGTTTCCGGTTTAAGTGCATACGTTGACGAACAACGTGATGAAATACTTGTAAAACAAGTAACGGCGGGTAAAACATTAGAAAAAATAACAATTCAAGAAGGGATCAAAGGATCTGAAGAATTGAAGTTGATGGATGATACATTGACTTATCAAGCGGGTGATTGCACTATGACTGCAAGTGGAAACACAGTTTTCACGGATCGTGCGATTTCAGTTGAAACAATTGGATATATGAAAAAGTTTTGTCAAAAAGATCTTGCGGGATTTTGGACACAACTTAATCTTCGTGCGGGTGCAATGGCGGAAGACGAAGAACTTCCATTTGAAGCGCAAATCGTTAACTATATGCAATCACTTCAATCAAATGAACTTGACAAATTAATTTGGAGGGGAAACAAATCAACGGGTTCGGGGAATCTTGCATTTATGAACGGGTTCGTTTCTATATTAACAACGGGCGCGGGATGTGTAAACTTGAACAGTTCTTCAACAGCGTCAATTTCAAATTCAAACGCTTACGATGTTTTTTATGAGTGTTTCACAAACACGCCGGAAGCGGTTGCAGAAGCGACGGATTTCGTATGTTTCACGGGACGTGAGAACTTCAACAAGTTAGTGAAGAATTTAGTTGATTTAAATTTCTTCCATTATTCACCACAAGACATCGCGGAATTAAACGAAGTGACAGTTCCTGGAACTGATATGGTTGTGACTAAATGTGTTGGATTAAACACAATGGACAACATTTATACGGGACGCGCGTCACATTTCGTTTTCGGAACTGACTTGACGGGTGATCTTGATGATTTCAAAATGTGGTATTCACTTGACGACGACGTGATTTATATGCGTTCGAAGTTTCGTGCGGGTGTTCAAGTGCCTTTCCTTGATCAAATTGGGGTTTGGAACGGAACATCGTCACCAACATAGAATAAATAATATAGTGGATCGTTGAAATATGCGATCCGCTTTTTTTTAAATTTTTAAATAAAAAAAAATGGCTAATTGCGAGATGACATCGGGCTTTAATGATCGTACGTGTACCAATGGTAAGGGGGGTATCAAATCGGTTTTAATGTTCCCGGTTGCGAATTGGAGTTCTTCAACAATTACTGCAAACGAAATAACGGCGTTGACTGTAAGTGGAGAAACATTTCATTTCAAATTAAAATCAAATTTAAGTTCATATACAGCACCGTGTGTTCGAAACGAAGAAAACGGGACATTATATTATGAACATAGTTTATCGATAGTATTGAACGCCGACACAAAAACTTTAAGATCTACAATTCACGCACTTGCACAAAACGAACTTGCGTGTATGGTTGAAAAAGCGGACGGGACTTTCGTGATGCTAGGATTCAACGAAGGATTAAAAGTTTCAGACGGAAACGAATATACTTCCGGAGTAAACAAAGCGGATCGAAACGGTCACGTTCTTGTTCTTTCGGGAATGGAAAATGACGAAGTGCCGGATGTTGATTCGACACTTGCCGGAACTTTAATTGCTCAAAGTTCTTACGCATCATAATAATAGTTGATAACTAAATTTTTTTAAAAAGGTGGTGTTTATTTCACCGCCTTTTTTTTTGATTAAATTTATATTATGCTAAAAATAAAAAAAGAGTACATCGGAAAAAAAGTTCATTGTTCTTTATTGCGTCAATGGTTTATCATTGAAGAAGGCAACGAAAAAAAATATTTTAGTCTTGGACTTGATATTTTTCAAAAAAGACAAAAACCAAAACTTGAAAAAAAGAAAGATGATCAAAATAAAAAAGGGCGCAACTTCAACAATAATAGTGACGGTAACGGAATTGACGACAATAAGTGATCCGGCATATTTATTTGAATTTATTGAAGAACAAACGGATCAAAAATTTTATCGTGTATTGACGGACGTATCTTCAAATAAATCAAGATATAATCAATTCACGGTCACAAGTTCCGCGTTTCCTTTTCCGATTGATGGGTTTTACACATACAACATTTATGAACAATCAAGTGGTTCAAGCAATTTGGATCCAACCGGATTGAATAAAGTTGAAACGGGACGCGCACATATTTATATTGATGACGCATCAAGATCAGAATATACAACAACCGAAACAAACAAAGTTTATAATGACGAAGAAGAATAAAATTTTGGCGTCGGGATTTTCACAAACGAAAAAAATTCCGGAAGGAAAAGAAGTTCTTGACAAAAAACACGGTTTCCAAAAATGGGGAACGGACAATCAATATCCATATTTTTTGATCGATCTATATAATGGAAGTGCCTGGAATCAAGGGATTATCAAAACAAAAACATATTATGTTGCCGGTGGTGGTCTTGAAATTATCAATGGTGAATTAAATGATTTTATTGAAAATAAATTTTCAGATTTCACAATTGATGAAATGATCAAAAAAGTTGCATTTGATTTCGAATTGTTCGACGGATTTTGTGTGATTGGAACGTGGAATCGTGAAGGAACAAAGGTTGTCAGATGGGAACATTTTGACGTTGATCGTGTTCGAACAAATATAGATCAATCAATCTATTATTTTTCGGATGATTGGAACGCAAGAAAACAAACATACGAAGACACAAATTATCGTCAATTACTTCCATTAGATATGGAAAATCGAAATGGTAAATTTGTCATTTATTATAAATCACCAACAAAACAAACAAAAGGCGACAAAGGAACTTATCCGAAACCATCATATATTGGTGGAATAACTGACATCAACGCCGATCTTTTGATTTCAAAATATCATTATTATGAAATATCAAATGGATTCAAAGTCGGTTCCATAATAAATTTCGCATCAGGATCACCGCAATCAAAAGAAGAAGAACGCGCGATTCGTGATCAAGTCAAAGGATCATCAACGGCAATTGAAGACGTGAACGAAGTGATCATCACTTTTTCAGATGGTCAAGAAAACGCGCCGTCGGTTTTGTCTTTGAATGGGAATGATCTTGCGGATCGATACAACTTAACCGAAAAATCTATTCAACAAAATATACTTGTTTCACATTCGGCAACGAATCCGATGTTGTTTGGAATTAAAACCGAAGGTCAACTCGGAGGTGCGACGGAACTTCTTGAATCGTTTGAAATATTCAAATCAATATATGTCAAACAACGTCAAGACACATTGTTGTGGTTATTGGATAAAATGATTGAATTGTCCGGTGATGTTGGTCAAGTTGGATTTATTGAAGCGACGCCGATGGGGGTTGTTGCCGAAGCAATCGAAGAAGTTTCAATTGATTCAATTCCAGGTGAAGAAGGAAATGTTGAAGAAGAAACCGAAAATGTTTCGGGAACTGCGATGAATGGCGCACAAATTTCGTCACTTGTTGGAATTGTTGAAGCGGTTGGACTTGGAACATTGACGCCGGAATCCGGTGTTCAAGTTATCCTTGCATCATTCCCAACGATCACCACACAACAAGCGCGTGAAATTGTTGGAATCAAGGAAACACCAAATCAATTTAGATCAGTTAAACAAGATTTAAAAGTCTTTTCAAAATATGGAAAGTCAAAAGACGATTTTAAGTTTGTCAAATCTTTTTCCGTGTCGAATGATTTTGGATCAAAAGAAGTTCAACAATTTGAAGCGGATAATTTTAAATTATTCTTTGACAAAGTTGACGACATAAAAAATGAATTGACCGATCTTGACAAGAATGTTTTGTCAATGCTTAAAAAAGGCGAAGACGGAACGTCAATTGCAAAGGCAACCGAACAATCGATTGTTGATATTGCGAAATCAATTGAAAAACTTGGAACATTGAATTTGATCGTTAATGGTGAAACGTCGGATCTTGGCGAAGAACTTTTGAAAGGTCTTGACGTGCAAATTGATCAATTTGAAATTCGATATTCATACGAAGTCAAACCGGGATTAGGTGCGGAAATTATTCCAACGTCAAGGGACTTTTGTGTTGAACTGATCAATATGAATAAAATGTATTTGAAAACGGATATCGACACAATATCAAACGCGATCGGTCGTGACGTTTGGAGGTATCGTGGTGGTTTTTACCATAATCCAAAAACAAATAGAACGACGGCGTGGTGTCGTCACGAATGGCGTCAACATCTTGTATTAAAAAAATAATATTTAAAAAATGGCTACAAATTATTTGATATCGGTTGAATCGCTAAAAAAGAAAGGATTGATTCACCAAAATTCGGACACAAAAATTCTTGCGGTTGCAATTAATCGCGTTCAATCAATGAACATTCAACCGGCACTTGGATCGCCTTTGTTTCGTGCCTTGTTGACAAGGGTTTCAACGGACACTTGGTCAAGTGATTATCGTGAATTGATGGATGATTATGTTGTTCCGGCGTTGGTTTCTTTGGTTGATTACAAGGTCGCACTATTAAACAACGTAAAAATCACAAATAAAAGCGTTGGAAGAATATCGGACGAAAACATTACCGCAAACACGGTGTCGGAAACGGTTTCATTTCGTGACGAACTTCACAAGGATGCGGATTTTTATCTTGAAAGATTGATCGGATTTTTGGAAGATGATTGCGGGACAAAATTTCCGGAATATACGGAAGCAATCACAAGAACAAATCACGATCTTAAAAAAATTAAAACGGGTTATCGTATCAATTGGACAAAATGAGTTTTAAAATAACAAAGAAACAAATCAAAAAACTTGAAACATATTTAAATGGACAAGACAATAAATCAAATAAAAAAAGAATTCAAAGAGATCGGAACACAACATCGTCAAATAAATAGTTTCTTTTTTGGCGATTTCATTGACGCAATAAATCAAGATCAAATTGATTATCCTTTAATGTGTGTGACAATTCAACCTGGAACAATGACGGATAAGTCTATATTTGTGAATCTTCAAGTCGTTGTTTGTGATAAATACAACGAATCGGATTATGAACAAATTGATGAAATTCATTCCGATTGTTTACAAGTTTTAAATGATATTAGAATCACATTAAAACAATTAAGATTCGAAGATTATCTTTCAATTGAAGGGAATATTTCAACCGATCCATTTATTAATCGTGGACAAGATATGTCGGCGGGATGGTCAATGAATTTATCGCTTGAAGTCTTTGATGATGAAAATTGGTGCGCGATTCCATACAACGAATATGATTTCGGAAATTGATAAACATTAACACACAATAATTATGGCTATAAAAATATATGGTGACGGCGGTCTTGTCACGGTTGACGATGGTGAAGAAACACAAATTTCAACATTTTCATATTATGAAAGTGACAATAATACGATCACAATTGTAAACAATTCAAAACAAGCGTATGCGTGGAATGATCTATTTTCAAACATTCAAAAAGAAGACGGATCAAGTGCGGGTTCAACATTGAATGAAGTGATGGATTATTTGGCGGATATTCAACTTGTTTCTTATAATGGACTTGCGTCGGATATGTTTGAAGGTCGTGTTGTTTCCGATAGTGGAACTTTTGAAAGTAAATCTTGTTTAACTTCTTTATTATAATATTATGGCGATTGATTTGGATGACTTAACACTTGTAATCACGGCGAACGGTTACAAAGCGGGAACGCTTTATTCATTAAAACCATATGATGGAACGGGTGACGCGTCGGTGACAAGATCAACAACGGCAACAAGAACAAATTCAAGTGGATTGATTGAAACGGTTTCCGCAAATGTTCCGCGATTAGATTACACAAACGTGTCTTGTCCGGCGATATTAGTTGAAGCGCAATCGACAAACTTGACAAATTATTCGGAACAATTTGACAATGCCTATTGGTCAAAAAATAACGCAACGGTGACGGCGGACAATACAACATCACCGGACGGAACAACAAACGCGGACAAAATCGCACTTGGCGGAACTGATCTTGCAAGGGTGTTCAAAAATAATATAGCAACATCAACAAATAATCACACCTTTTCAATTTGGATTAAGGGAACGCCGGGCGAATCCGTAACGATTGAAGCGGATTCAACAAAAAATCAAATTGCTTTGACTTCAACGTGGACACGTCACGAAGTTACAAACACAAATGGTGAAACACAAACAACAATTCGAATTATTAATCGTGGGACGGACGGTGACAATGCAACCGACATTTATGTTTGGGGTGCGCAACTTGAAGAAGGTTCAACAAGATCATCATATATAAAAACCGAAGCGACATCCGTGACAAGAAATGCGGACGTGATTGAAGTTTCGGGATTGACGGGAACATCAACATTGACGGAAACATTTGAAGACGACACAACAAACGTCATTTCAAATCCGTCAACGTACACAATGAGCAACGGACGAATCAAAAAAGTTGAAAGAACGTGATCACATATAAATTAATATATACAAACAAAGAATCGGCGATTGAAGATCTTTTGAAAAAAGGTGTTTTAATCCTGGAAGAAAATAATCTTATTTTAGGATCGACAATTCATTCGATCGTTTATATTGGAAAAACTTATTTAGACGAAACGACACTTGATGAAAATTATTGTGTTGATATTATGACGTCAAATGAAATTGATTTTAACAATCAAGTCTTTCCAAATAAT